GAGGATGCTTCACGTGAGAAGATTCCACGTTCACCTGATTTAGATTCATATAATGATAACCATTCTTGCATAAACTGATGAACATCTGGTTTCTCGGTATATACAGCAGAATTATTTGAAAGTGCTCGTTGAACATTTTGTTCCCACCAAGCACCAGATTTAGCATTTCTCATACGGTCATCAGATAGATTTGAAAGTGAAATCATAGCAGAACGACGAACACCACCAACAACTACCACTTCACCAATTTTACACATAATATCGTGACATTCAATAGATGTTAGTTTTCTACCTTTTGCACCTTTGAATACATTTACAACAAAATGAAATAATTCATCTAGTGGTGCTGGTCCAGAAGAACGACCGCCAAATGTTTTTAGAACTGTTCCTGCAGGACGAAGTTTTGATAGATCCCATTTTGGTAATTCACCAGAATAGAGTAGAGCAATAAGCATACGTAGTGCTTTACCCCAGCCTTCTTTTGAATCACGAACAGTGATAGTTGTATCTGTATCATAGATTTCATCAGGAATTTCTGGTAGTTTATTTACATATTGTCGTTCAACAGAAAATCCTACACCTGTACCATTCATAAGGATTACCATTGCTTCATCAAAAGCTTTTGCATCATCAATTGGTAGATAAGAACAATTGTATCCTGCTGTGTTATCTCTATCAAGAGCAAGACCTGCAGTCATCATTGCTCTCATTGATGGCATTACTTTCATATCAACAATAGCATTTTTAATATTATTTTTAACTTCTGTTGTCAAGACATTATTACTAATTTTACTAGCAACAAAACTCACAAATCGTTCAACAGTTTCATCCCAATGTTCTCTACGTTTTAGTTCGGGTAGATATCTTGCATAACGTGATTTGTGAATATATTGTTGATAAAGGTCCATAAACCGCTCCTACTTCTTTAAATCTAGTTTATCTAATGCTTCTTTAAATTCTTTTAGTAGTTTTTCTACTCTTATTCTTGATTCTTGTGCTTCCTCCAACTTTTTCTCTTGTTTCTCTATATTTAATTTTGCTTGCTCTAGATCAGTTTTGTATTGCTCATATCTTTCTATCAAAACACCTTTAGCTGTTTTCATTTACATCTCCAGAGTTTCTAAAAATGGATATACTTTAACAAGAACATCCCAACATTTTTTAGCAACTACACGATGCTCTTTCTGTGTTTCTGGTCCCATACGTAACTTACAATAGTGAATCCAATCACGAACAGTACCATTCATATACATACGAGACATAGTAAGACCTTCTGGTAAAACAGCACGAGCTTGTTCTTTCGCAATTCCATTTTCTATTGCCCACTTATAAGCAAGTTTTGTTTCGTGAATAAGTTGGTCTTGTTTTAATTTCCAGGATCTAGTCATTTCATTGTCTTCATCAACCTCAATAGAATTTTGTCTATTTTTAGTATCCTGAAGACGAAATTCTCTTGTTTCAAACCCAAGTTCATTTGGATTAGCGTATCGTTGAGAAAATTCTTGAAAATGAAATGACCTATGACGAAGAATCTGTCTAGCAATATCACGAGTTGTATTTATCTCAATAACAACATTACACATCTCAAAAACAGACCAATGTTTATTTCTAACACAATAATTTAAAAGTTTTTCTGCTGTTTCTGAATTATTTTGATTAGATGGATTTGACACTCGTGCACAATATGCCATAATATCTTGTGATGTTATACCAGCAATCTCTTTTGATTGTGTATATGCAATCAATTTTACTTCACTCATTATACTTTTTTACACCTCATATATTCTGGTTTTAATTTTACACCAAGTAATTTGATTACTTTTTTATCTTTAACATAATTGATGACTTTTGTACAATCTTTATAAGATTTAAAATTTTTAATAGACAAATATCCACTGATATTTTGTCCACCAATTACTACTATTAAAACAAATGTTTTCATAATTTGCTCCATTTAACTAGTGCTAATTTTGCTTTTAAACCACTAAAAGTATTATTAGTGATTATGTTTCTTATTTCTTCTGATGTCATTCCAGACATCACCATATCATTCACGTCCTTGTACTTTATACTTTCTGGCCATATACAAACATTGTAACCCAATTCAATTGCCTTGTCAATCTTTTTTATTGTTTCCGTTGAGCGAGGTTCATTGTCATACACTACTGTTAACTTTTCTTTACAATAACCATCTAGAACAGATACAATATCTCCACCTGCAGTTGCTATTGAATTTTCAATAAACATACTATCAATAGGACCTTCAAACACAAAAACTTTTTCACTGAACTTAACTGTATCTAAACCATAAATCTTTGGTACTGTTTCATCTAAAATGATGGTTATATACTTAGGCAGAGAATTTTTCATACTTCTTCCTTGAAGAGCATGAACTTTCTTGTTTGAATCTATAAATGGTATTAATAATCTAGTTTCATCATTTTTTATACAAGCAAATTTGTGTGGTATTATTTCATTTATAAATCCTTTAAAATTTGGACATTCAAAAAGTTTAAAGTGTTGATTGTTTGGAATCTTTCTAGACACTACATACTTTTTGATTGGATGTGTTATTGGTAATGAACTTACCTTTTTTAGTTTTTTCAATGGTTCAAAATCTAAAAACTTTGGTGCTTTCATTTTTTGAGTAAAAGAGGTTATGTTTTCATTAGTTTGATATTTTTTATTTTGAAACTTTTCAAACAAATATTCTTTGTATACTGTTTCATCAATCTCTTTTAAAAACTTAGCAAATGGCATAGAGACTGAACAATTATGACAGTGAAATATATAATATTCACCTTTCTCATAAACATAACCCCTTGCCTTTCTTTTGTTTCGTTTAGAATCTCCACAAATAGGACAAGAAAAGTTGTAGACAGTTTTATCTGTCTTTTTAAAATTTCTCAATTGTGGGGATATCAGTTCTACATATTTAGATTCAATAAACATATCAACCTACAAAAGTTTTAATAACTTCATTCACATAATGTTTTCGTTGTTTTACAAATATCTGTGGATTTTCGTGGTCTACTGCCATTAATATTACAATCTGTGGTATTTTTATTTTATAATGATATTCAAACATCATAGAATAAATTGTTGATTGTAAAAAATAGTTTTGTATCCATTTTTCTTTTTTAATCTTACGAGAAGTTTTATAATCTATAATTGATGGAACACCATCATATTCAGCAACTAAATCTGTTCTTCCTGCTGCTCCTAAAACTTTAGAATATAAAGCCAACTCTGTACCATATACATTATCAACATATTTGTCAAGCATTGGTTTTATTTGATTAAAAGAATCTATGTTGACAGGCATTTCTTTTTTCTTGTAATCTTCTTCATTCAAAACATATCGTTCAGCAATATTATGAAATGCTGTTCCACGAATAGATGCCTGTGTTGTTATTTTTTGTGCTTGTTCTTCACCAACTCTTTTCTTCCATTCAAACAAAGCAGTCTTGTCAGATTTCTCCGACAAGACTGTTGTGACTGACTTTAGCTTATCCCCATCGGGTAAAACATAGTGTCTTTTATTATCTATATTCTCAGTTGTCAGTTCAATTGGTGTAACAAGCTTATGATTAAATAGCTTGCGTTGCAATTTTAAGTCTGTCCTTTTGTATAATATAATCTTTCACAAGACTAGATCTAACAATATCATTCTCATCAAAATCAATAAATTCAAATGATTTCATTTTTTGAATAATACGCAGAAAATCTAGTAATCCACCTCTATCAGCTTTCTTTATGAAATCTGATTGTCTAAAATCACCACAAAACATAATTCTACAATTTTTACCAATTCTAGTAATTACAGAATCAAGTTCGTGTAAAGTACAGTTTGCAATTTCATCGACTATAATAATAGCATTATTAAATGTGACACCTCTAATAAATGAAGTTGTCATAAATTCAACTTGATTTTTATTTTTCATATAGTCGTATGCATCAGACCTTCCAAACAATTCTGTGAAAATGGCATAGTAGGGGGATTCATATGCCTTTGCTTTTTCTTTAGTATTGCCTGGAAGGAACCCCATGTCTCTTGTTGGAACAACACTTCTTATAATAACAATTTTATCATAATTAGAGTTGTTGTTTAATAGTTCATCAAGTCCAAGATACAAAGATATAAAACTTTTACCAGTTCCAGCTATACCGTGTAACATAAGATTTTTACCGTCATCATAAGCATCAAATGCTACTTGCTGGTTTTCAGTTAATGGATTTATTGTCCTTATGTTGAATGATGGTTTATTTACTTCTTTTCTTAGTGCTCTTTTTTCTCTTCTTGATGACATGTATTACCTTCTTCTAGAAAGTGTTGATGGTTGAACGTGAAATCCCCCTAGAATGTTTACTTTTCATGTCCTTTAATAAATCCCTAAATCCTGCATCTGGTTTCTTTCCTGATACACCAGACACAATACTAGGAGCACTGACTAATTGAACTATGTGAGGATTTTCTTTTAAAAATGAATCTAACTCAGAGATAGACATAAAATCAGTAAACTCTTCATTTGTTAAATTATTTTTAAAACTGTATGTTGGCATCAGTAATCATCCTCATAAGACATAAGCTCTTGTATATTTTTAGTCTTCAGTGCAGTTTTTATTTTCCTTTGTTTTCTCCTTTTTTTCTTTTCTTCTTTCAATAAAATATCATCATTATATTCATCATATTCATAATCAAAATCTTTAAATCTATTTTTAACTCTACCCATCTTGAATCATTCCTGGAAAAGCTTCTTTAACGTGTTGAACAGTAATGCCCTTAAATGGCAGCTTCTTTTCTTTCACAGCACACAGTAGAGTCGCATCTTTTGGATCTACTTGCTCTAAAAGCTCGATAAACATTTGTTCTCTTTTTGCAGTAGGCAAATCGTGAAATCCTTCTACAAAGTAAAGTATTTTTCTTGCTTCATTTATGAGAATGCCTTCTTGGTCTACTAACTCATTAGGTGTATACGGCGGATCGCCTTCTGGAAGTAACCATTTTACTGATTCATCAAACACACCCTGTAGAATAACTCTTATGACATAACTGTCATTTGCTCTTAGTGCATCTACTTTTTCTTTTGTTCTTCTTAGTTTACCAATTTTTTCTAAGACTTCATAGGTAGAGGTTTGCATTTATAACTCCATTAAAATTCAGAAATATTTTCAGTTAAATTTTTAAGTTTTTTTTCAATAAAATAATTCATCATTTTTGATCTATCATCGGTTTGATTTTTATTTTTCTCATCGTCAATTTTTTCAACAATATTATCAGGTATATAGTTCAAATCTATAAGTGTTTTATTTCTTTGATATCTTTTACCTAATTCTTTTTCTATAGAATAATCATCAAGTGATAGGTAATAATCTATTCTTTTTCTTGTCATAGGTTTTTGTCTTTTACCTACAACAAAAGTATCATCACTTGACAACACATTTGGAATGCCATCAGATGAATCGCCCTTTAAAATATGTTCAAGTAAATATGTTCTAGGATCTTTATTAGAAATCCATCTTTTTCTCACAGGATCATATTGTTTTACTTTATCAGTATGTAACTGAATAAAATCTTTATCTGCTGAAAGAATCAGAATATTTTCTTCCTTATTTTGTTTTACCAAGGTTGCGATGATATCATCTGCCTCAGCACCTTCACATTTTAAAACTTTATATGGAAGATATTGTTTAATCTCTTCCGTTATACTGTTTATAAACTCAAAAATAGTCTTCCAGTCTAGTTCTGAATTTTCTCTATTTTTCTTTCTAGATCTTTTATAATATGGAAAATGATTATATCTCCAACAGTTTGAACCGTCACAGCATAAAATCATTTTTCCATATTCACTCTTAAATTTCATATTATAAGATCTTAAAGAATTCAAAATCATATGTCTTACCATATTTTCTTCTAATTTTGCATTAGTATGATTTCCAATTTGCATCATTAAGTTTGAAAGCATCACCTGACTTGTATCAACAATAATCATCTTCTTATTGGATATTTATATCCTCTCCTATTTTATCAGTGTCAAATTCTAAATCTAATTTTTTAGTCAATGCATATTCGTCAGTTTCTTCTTCTTTTTCAAAAACCTTCTCTGCTAAATCCTGAAAAGGATGTTTTACATCATAATATTTACAAAGTAAAGATCTTAATGATTCAACTATTAGATTAATATCCTTTACATCATTATCTTCAATTGCTTCTGAAGGAGGAAATCCTGCTATATCAATATTATTAAATAATGATGGTAGTATAATCATTAAAGCTTCATTAATATGATTTACTTTTATGTCTAAAATGTTTGATGAAAGTATTTTTTCATCATATTCTGTTTTTTGTTGTATCTTTTCTATTGGAAATTGAATTACGTTATTATTTTCTGACATATGATATTATATTCCTTATTTCTGTAATTGTCAAGAACTATTCGTAACTCATAATTTTAGTTCCTTCGTCATAGAATTTGAAAGGAAAAATCTTACAATTTGTTTTATTTTTAAGAGTATGAATAACTTCCTCTCTTTTATCTTCCTTTACATAAAATACAAAGAATCCTCCACCACCAGCACCTAACAATTTGCCTCCAATAGCACCAGATTCTTTTGCTATATTGTAAATATTATCCAAATAATCCTCTGTAATATCATTTACAATCTGTCTCTTATTTATCCAAGATTGGTGTAAAAGATCACCAAAAGAGTCTAAATCTCCAGATAAAATATATTTTATTCCTTCAAATGCCAAATCTCTATTCTGTCTAACTTTATTAAATTTTTCATCATTTAACATAGCATCAGATTGTTTTTGAAGAAAATCATTTCCAACTCTACCTCTTCCACTGTACACTAACAATAAATTATCATTTAATCTTGGAATATTATCATTATATATTTTCCTAACTCTAACATTCCCATTACTATAAAATCTTAGTAAGTTAAACCCACCATAAGAAGCTGCATATTGGTCTTGCTTTCCTACAGGATATCCACACCTATTCATCTCAATATCACAAGCACGTTTTGCTATTGTTTCTTTTAATGCATCTGTATTATTTATCTTAAATAGACTATTAACAAGACCTACAGTAAAGGCAGAAGACGAACCAAGACCAGAACCATTTGAAAATATATCTGATAAAGATGCTATTGTTATTTCAGAATCTATATTAAAAAGTTTAAGAGATTCTTTTGAAATAATATGCTTCATTTCTTCAATGTTATCTGATTCATCAACAACATCAAACATAGTTTTAATAGGAAGATTTGGTGTTTTTCTCACAATAACGTGAATAAACTTATCTATTGTTACAGAAAGAGCAGCACCATCTTCTCTTTTGTAGAATGCAGGGGTATCACTACCCCCACTAAAGAAACTAATTCTTAAAGGTGTTTTTGAAACTATCATTGTGAATCATATACAAACACTTCTGATGGTTTGCCTCTAGATTCTTTTTCTTTATATTCATCAAGAAGATTTTTCATCATAAGTTCCCACATACCTTTAATTCTCTGAATATTATATCGAGAATCTACAAATGTTTTATTGAAGTTAATCATATCTTTATGGTTGTTGCTTTTAACAAACTCAATAGCAGCATTCAAATGATTTACAAACACATTTGCGTGTTTTCCTTTATCACTATTTCCTTGATAAATAATATTCAAAGAACCAGAAGTTTCTGCTAATGCACCATAATTTGGATGTACACAAACAAGACCAGCAGACATTGCTTCTAACATTGCTCTACAGCTTGTCTCTATCCAGGTAGAAGGATAGGCAAAAATATGTGATTTGTTTAGGTGTTCTTTTAGTTCATTGTTTGGAACAAATCCGTGATATGTCATATTTGGATGTTCTCTAATCTCATCATATAATGGTTCGAACTGTTTATCCATTTCGTCCCAACCATAAATTTTAAAACTTGAAAACACATCAAGATGAATATTCTTATGGCGTTCTGTCAAATATTTAAACACTGGAACAAGAATCTCTAATCCTCGTTGTGGTGTTGATGTATATACCAATCTAATTGTGTCATTATCTTTTTGTAAACAAGATTCTGGTGCTGGTTCAATACCACTTTCCAACACAATAGATTTATCATCATATGGAAGATTGTGAACTAGTTGATATCTTTGATATTGCCAGTCACTAATAAACACAAACTTATGAAAACTATCTAAAAATTCTTTATCTTTGAATTTTGCTGATTCTGGGTCTTCTGGCAAATCGTGGCACCAGAAAACTCTAATTTTTTCCCAATCAAAATCTCTTTGTCTGGAACAAATAATTTGAAACTCTTCAAGAAGTTTTGGGTCAATAATATCACCAAGCATTCTTTTAGCAATTTCAGTTCCACCATTTGCATTTTCTGAAATTTCGTTCTCTTCAAATCCCATTAGTCTATCCTGTATCCTGATTTTACTGCATCATCGTAAAACATTTGAACTGTTTCAATTGAAAACAAATCTAAATCTTTTCCGAATTTATCTACCTTTTTAATTAAATCTGGTGACATTGTAATAATTTCACAACCAGATTTTTCTGCTTGAACATAATTATATGCTTCTCTTGAAGAAGCCCAAAGAAACTCAATAGGTGTTCTTGGTTTCACTAATTTTCTATATAAAATAGATTCACTAATAATTTCTTCTGGATTTACTCCAGTGTCTGCTATTCTACCAGCAAATATTGATATAATCATCGGAGTTTCAGAAACAACTCTTTCTATAATATCTACAACTTGCTCTGTTGTAAATACAGCTGTAACATTTAATTTTACATTTTCAAAATTAAGAGTATCAATAACATCGTAGTTATTAATACCTTTTGTATTTTGAACTGGAATTTTTACATAAACATCGTAGTCTTGTTCTTTACCCCAAGAATCAATTTTTCTTGCTTGATGAATCATTTCTTCTTTTTCATCAGCAAACACTTCTAGACTCAAAGATGTATTTGGTCTATTTTCTGCTAGATATTTAATAACTTTTTTTGAAAATTCTTCGTAATTTTCAACACCTGCTTCCCGCATCAGTGTTGGATTTGTAGTAAATCCAACTACTTTTTCGTTCTTTGAAAGCTCAACGATACTATCATAGTCAGCACCATCAGCAAATAATTTAACCATATTTATCTCCAATAAGTTTACAAGCGTCTAATACATTATCAACTGCATAATGTGGCATAGTATATAGACATTTATCATAGGTTCCAAGGAAAATAGTAATCAAGTCCATTCTATTTCCTGCCATAACATCTTTCCATCTATCACCAATCATAAATGATGATTCTACATCAATATCATATTTATCAATCAAATGTTCTAACATACCAGTATTTGGTTTATATAGTTCTGAGTTTCTATCAAAAGCAATCATAATATCATCTATTTCAAGTTCCATTTCTAAATGTTTTGTTATTTCATTTAGAGTATCCATAGTCATTTTTTCATCTTTTACATCAGGTTGATTAGTGACTACAAATATTAAATATCCTAAATCTTTAACAAGTCTAACTGCTTCTGTTGCACCATCAATAAATTTAAACTCTCCAAAAGTCCAAGGTGCTCTATTATCAACTAGATGATTCAGTGTTCCGTCTCTGTCAAAAAATACTGCTTTTTGTTTTACCATTTTGTTGGATTCACCTGTAAGTCTGGATGTGAAACTAAACAATGCCAAATAACTGCTTGAAATGCTTCTGAGTGTGGAGTAACTCTATTTTCTTTAATGTACGGAACTACAACAGAAGCATTAGAAGCACGAACAGCATAACCATTAGGTTTTCCCACAATAGAAAGAACTGTTCCACCTTTTTTTCTAGCATAGTCAATCGCATTGATAAGATTAACTGATACATTTTTTTCTTTGCTTCCTCCACCAACTGAAAGAACAAACACACAATCATATTCACTAAATCTTGAAACTTTTAAATACTCAACAAATGTAGTTTCAAACCCTTCATCATTTGTTCTTGCTGATAATTCACTTACATTATCTGTAGGAGCATATGCCTCAATACCACAAAGTTTTCTTAAATCATTTACCATATGAGAAGCATTTGCTGCTGAACCACCAACACCTAAAACAAATACCCTACCCATATCTTTATAATCTTTTAGATAAGCAACCATTTTATGAATTGAATGTCTGTCAATTCCTAGTGCAATATCTTGAACTTCATACATATAATTATTGATGTGATTCATTAATTCTATTCCTCAATTCACTTGAACTAAAAGTATGTTTTCTAGATGTAAAGTATATAGTTATATTTCTTTCATTACATATACTTTCTCCAGTTATATCAATTCCTGAATTATTATACTCTTCTCCTAAAAATCTAATACCAATATCCTCAACACACAGTAGGTTTTCTAAATCTTGCTCTGTGTCATATGGAATGACATCATCTACATATTCACACCCTTTTAGTTGTAAATATCTTTCATAAACACTCTGAATTGGTTTATTTTTTGTTGTAGGTCTGTCAATAGTTGGATCGGTGTGTAATCCCACAATCAAATATTCACAGTGTTCTTTACATTCTTTTAACATCGCAATATGACCTGCGTGAAGCAAATCAAAAGCACCACAAGTAAACCCTATTATCATTATTAATAACCATCTATAATTTGAACATATCTAACATTAGCAATATCAAAAGTGAAATATTCACCATTCATTACATTAAATGCTGAAATAAGTTTTTTATTTTCCTCGTGAAACTTCTTCTCTTCCTTATAATCTTCTTCAATATATCTTTTAGGTAAAAGATCTGGTTTAAGTGTAAGTCTTACTACACCTTCATTGAAAGTGATTTCAATAACATTATGTCTTAAATCTTTTAAAACTTCATTTCTATTGAACATATTATTCTTTCCTGTAACTTGCTTTAATATTTTGTTTTTCTAATATTTTAAATCCATTGTTAAATAAAGATTCTTCCGTTTTGTCGTGGTCGTACATCCAAATATCGTCGTAAACAAAAACAGTTCCTGATACAGACCTTTCTAAAAAGAAATCTGTTTCTAAAGTTACTGATTTATTATCGTGAGGACCATCAAAAAATACAAATGCATATTGATTTAAAAGTGTTTTTCCGTCATTATATATAGGAACACCATCTGCATACCTATTAAAGAATTCGTAGTCTTCTAAACAAAAGAAATTAAAATTAAGACCAGCATCATAAGCATAGTAATATAACGATGGGATGACACGATTCCTCATTTTATTATCATAATCAAATGTTTGCTTAGATGTAATTTCTTTTGACTGGGGATCGCCTTCAATTTTTCTTTCGGGATTGTGTAAAGTCATATTAAGATTAGTACAATCAATCTCAATATTACCATATGGGTCAATACAGAACATTGACCTATTTGTATTATTGTTACCAACAAGAGTATCAATAATCATTTTAGCAGAACCACCTCTCCGTGTGCCAATCTCAACAATTGCACCTTCAGTATTTTCTACTTTAGCAACAGCATTTACAAGAATTTCATACTCCTGCGAATCTGTTCCAAAAACTTCCTCATCACTAAATCTAATAATAGTCATATTTTCTCCAAATAAAAAAGGTAGCATAAGTTATATGCTACCTGTTAATCTTAATATTGTCAATACTAATGTTGTAAAAGA